TCTACACTCTTTCCCTACACGACGCTCTTCCGATCTCGCGGTTGATATCAAAATCACACCGGCTGTGATTCAGGGAACCAAAGAAGATGGCTCAGAGATTAATGGCTTTATCATTACCACCGAAGACGGAACGGAGTATCTTGTTACCGACTATTGGACTCCCATTATGCTGAGTGATAGCATCCCCGAGGAGGATTAGTGAAGCCCTTGATTATTGCCATTTGCGGGGCGACGGCAAGTGGCAAAGATACGCTTCTTCGTTATCTTGCTCCTGCTATTGGGGCAACCAAGATTGTCTCAGATACCACCCGTCCCCCAAGGTCGGGAGAGCAGGATGGGGTCGATTATAACTTTATCACGATAGACGAATTTACAAAGGGAATAACAGAAGACAAGTATCTGGAATACACCGTCTTTCGTCACTGGCTATATGGTACTCCTAGGGATGCGGTCTGCGGCAAAGTGAATATCGGAGTGTTCAATGTAAACGGAATTCTACGTCTTCTCAATGCCCAAGATGACTATGACGTTTATCCAATACTGCTCAAGACGAATCCAATAGTCCGACTAAAGAGGTATATAAGCAGGGATGGGCATCCTAGTTTTGAGTGTTTGCGGCGATTCTGGACTGACTTTGAGCAGTTTACGGGTATTGAGAACCTTTTGGATGCCTATGCACCACAACATCTTGTGTTAAAAAATTTTAATATAGAGCAAAATTTGCACGATTTGGCACAATATCTTGTGTCTGACCCCCTTTCAGCTTACTACCGCTAGGGCATTTTCATAAAAATCCCTTATCGCATTTTTCATAAATAAGTACCGGAAAAATTCACACGCTAGAAAGGGTGATGCTAATGAACACGGTTATCAAACGTGATGGCCGCAGAGTTCCATTTGATAGACAAAAGATTCAGAATGCTATCAATGGTGCTTTTCAAGACGTAAAGCAGCAAGATTGCATGGATAATAGCATTCTTGCCAGAGTGATGAAATACATTGATGTTTATAATGTCACCGACAAAGCTATCGCAGTAGAGAAGATTCAGGATATTGTAGAGCGAGTCTTGATGGAAGAGGGCTACTACAATGTAGCAAAGGCCTATATTCGCTATCGTTACGAACATGAACTTGAGCGACAGCGCCGCAATGATAAAGACCTAATGGAAATGGTACAAGGCGATAGTGACTATTGGAATACCGAAAACAGTAATAAAAATGTAAAGTGGGTTACCACACAGCGTGATTACATGGCAGGTATCATTTCGACCGACCTTGCACGCAAATACATCTTCCCAAAAGAAGTGATAGAAGCTCACGACGCTGGTATTATTCATATTCACGATATGGATTATGCGGCTCAGAATACGCTCCACAATTGTTGCTTGATAAATCTTGATGATATGCTGCAAAATGGCACGGTCGTAAATGGGGTGTCTATTGACAAACCGCACAGACTATCAACAGCAATGACCATTGCCACTCAAATCATCGCGGCAGTTGCAAGTTCTCAATATGGCGGATGTACGATTACTCTTACCCATTTGGCCCCATTTGTTCGTCTAAGCTTTGAACGTTTTAGGGATAAATATATTAGTTGGGGATTTGATAACGAATTGGCTGAAAAAATGGCGCACATTGACACCAAGAAAGAAGTTGCTGACGCCGTTCAAACGTTAAATTATCAACTCAATTCTCTTACTACGACAAATGGTCAAGCTCCGTTTATAAGCGTGATGATGTATCTTGGGGAAACCAAAGAGTATAAAGACGAACTTGCAATGCTAATCGAGGAAGTTCTAAACCAACGGATTCGTGGTATGAAGAATCGAGTTGGAGTATATGTTACGATTGCCTTCCCTAAGCTACTTTATGTGCTTGAAGAAGACAATATCCATCCAGATTCCAAGTATTGGTATCTTACAGAGCTTGCAGCAAAATGCACCGCAAAGAGAATGGTACCAGATTATATCTCTGAGAAAGTGATGAAACAGCTGAAGCTTTCCAAGGGAGAGACAGAAGGCAACGGAGATTGTTATCCTTGTATGGGTTGTAGATCGTTTTTAACGCCCGACCGTTCTGGCAATGGATATGACAACGTTGCTAAGGCTAAGAATTGGAATGGTAAACCTAAATACTACGGAAGGTTCAACATTGGAGTCTCTACTATCAATCTTGCCGATGCGGCCTTGTCTGCTCGTAAGATGTGTTTAGATAACGGAGAAGAACTAACCCAAGAGAACATGGAAAAATACTTCTGGCCGCTAATGGACGAGCGTACAGAACTTTGTCACACCGCTCAACGTATTCGTGCTGAGCGTTTGTCTAAGACTAAGGCAGAAGTGGCTCCTATTCTTTGGTGCGATGGCGCTTTGGCTCGTCTAGACCCAGATGAAACTCTTGATAGACTAATTCATGGGGGATATTGTACCTCTTCTCTTGGATACGCGGGCCTTTATGAAGCAGTTAAGACTATCACCGGTAAGAGCCATACTGAAAAAGGCGGCTACGAATTTGGCATTGCGGTCATGCAATTCCTAAATGACCAGTGCAATAAATGGAAAGCTGCGGAAAATATTGACTACTCGGTATACGGAACTCCCATCGAATCGACTACCTATACGTTCGCTAAGGGACTTCACAAGCGTTTTGGTATAGTAAAAGGTATTACCGACCGTGACTATGTAACTAATTCTTATCACGTTCCAGTATTTGAGAAAATCGATGCGTTTGATAAACTCGCCATTGAATCTGACTTCCAGAAACTTAGTCCGGGTGGCGCTATTAGTTACGTAGAGACTTGTAATCTTCAAGACAATATTCCAGCAGTTGAAGAAGTCATGAAATTTATCTATGACAATATTATGTATGCCGAGCTAAATACCAAGAGTGATTATTGTCAGGTATGCGGCTACGAAGGCGAAATTGAGTTGAAGTATGATGGACATAAGCATTATTACGAATGCCCGAAATGCGGCAATACTGATACGAGCAAGATGAATATTGCTCGTAGAGTTTGCGGCTATATCTCTACCACTGTGCCGAACGAAGGTAGATTGGACGAATTTGCGCATCGCTATGTCCATCTTGATGATCATGATATAGAGGAATAATCTCAATGGGATTCTTTATCTATAGAGTTACAAATAAAGTAAATGGAAAAATATACATAGGACAGACAAAAACCACAGTAGAAGAAAGATGGAAAGCTCATATCGCAGAATCTAAATATCCGTGCCGCCATACTTATAACACTGTTTTTAAAAGAGCGATTAGAAAATATGGAATAGAAAATTTTATTTGTGAGCAAATAGAAGAATGTTCTAATCAAAAGCAATTATCTGAGCGAGAGCAGTATTGGATAGCATACTATCATTCATTTATTGGTGATAAAAATTCCAATGGATATAATATGACTCGCGGTGGAGAAGAAGGAAGCGGCTCATATTATGAAAAAGAAGTCTACGAATTAGATATTCTTAGCGGCCAAATTATTAATAAATATATAAGTTCTCATGATGCAGCAAGACAACATAATAACAATTCAGCTATTAGGTATAGTTGCTCAAATCCGTATTTGGGGAAAATAACCAACGGACATTGCTACGTATATAAGGATTTTTATATAGAGTTTGACAATATAAAAACAGGCTATTTATATCCTGTTTACAATCCTATTGTCGGCATAAACATAGATTTAACAAAAATATTATTGTATTTAAAAGTTAGTCAATATTCTAATGACCCAAAACGTTATAATCAGATATTAGATTGTATTAAGCAAAATAAAAAAGAACCGGAATATAATCATACTCGTTATGGATATTATTGGTATACATGGAACGATTTGCCCAATATTTGTATACAACGTATTGGGCAATATAATAAAGTAACTGGTAAATTAGAGCATTCATATACGAGTATAAAAGAAGCCGCTAGAACAATGGGAATAGATTCAAGCTGTATTAGCAGAGCAGTTAATGGGAAACGAGAAACATCAAAAGGGTATATCTGGAAACGGTGCTCTATAAATCCATTGAAAGAGGTGATGCCAATATGCACTTTGCTCAAATAAGGAAAATGGACATAAGTAATGGAGAAGGCTGCGGAATTTCTTTGTTTACGCAAGGTTGCCCATAGCCGATTAGATGCCAAGGATGCCACAACGCCTCTATCTGGGAGTTTAATAATGGCAAAGAATGGAACCAAGAAAGTAAACAAACAGTCTTGCAATTACTAGACAGGCCGCAAATTACAAGATTATCAATTCTTGGCGGAGAGCCTTTACTAAAACAAAATGTTCAAGACATAGCTCAGCTTTGTATGAAAGTCAAATGGGATTGGCCGCAAAAGAAAATATGGCTATGGTCTGGATATCTTTGGGAAGACATTTACTCTTTGGCATTCGACAATTACTATAACAGTCTTCCATACCAAGAGGGATGGACACAGCAAGAGATAGACGCCTTAAAGAATGTCATCTTCAATATAGACATTCTGGTAGACGGGCCTTTTATCCAAGAGAAGAGAGATCGGAAGAGCGTCGTGTAGGGAAAGA